GGAGACTGTAATCCAAAGATTGGTTGTGATATTATTATTCAACAATTATATGCAACAACTCATACTTTAAGTTACATAGAACGGTAACAAAAGTTACAGAAGTTTTTGCCTAACTATACTAACAGGTCTATAATGACCTTACGTTCATCTGGAAACAGACGGAAGTAAGCCGACGCGGAACGGATCGTTCATTCGCTATTCGCAAATAGCGAACGCAAACGCCGACTGAAGGAACGCTCTTTAACCTAAAAAACTAAGGAGAACCCTAATGTCAAAAATTGTGTATAGAGGCGTAGAGTATGATACTCAAAAGCGCCTTGAGTATCAACAACAGATGATGCAGCAACCTCAACAATACAACGAAACCTATCGTGGTGTTAAGTTCGTAAAGGAGGGGCATAAGTGATGAAGAAACTTAATGTGTTGCAACTCATCAAAGAGCAAAAGCAAAAAGAAGAGAGGCGCAAAAAAGCATCTCTTGCCACTCTATTGGCAGCAAAATAACATAAGAGGGGGACTTGACTCCCCCTCTTTTTTTATGTATAATTACCTTTGTCGAGGTTGATAAAAATGGATGTAGAAAAGCTTAAAGTGATTGTTAGAAACCTTGAATCTCTGGTAGAATGTCTAAAGTCAGAGATTTATTCTGAACCTAAAGATCCTCACTATGAGGAAGTTAAAAGATTCCTAACTGATTATGATGAAGTATTTTACGAAGAAGAAGATTGAGGAGAATGAATGAAACCTATTAAAGCAAAAGACCTACTGGAACTTGATAAGAATCTTGAAGTTGCTATGCTTCAGTGTTATCCACTTCCTGAACAAGTTGTTTATCAAGCAGGTAAGAATGACTATTCAGAAACTCCAATTCAGAATCAAAAGATCCCATCTCCAGAAGAATGTGGCAAATGGGCAGTAGAACGTCTCCTAAGCAATGAGAAAGGGCACTGGGGACCTCTAGAACATCCCTCAATCACGTTTTCGGTCTCTGGGTACGTTCATAACGTTGCGATGCAAGCAAGGACCCATAGAGTGGGCGTAAGCTTTGATGTTCAATCCCAAAGATATACTGGAAAAAGGGTCATTAAAGTTGCAAGTGGGGAACTCAAACCAGAAGATGTATTCTTTGTTCGTCCTCCTGGTTTCTATACCAATCGTTATGGTAAGAAGTATGATTGGACTCAAGAAGATTACCAAGACGAACTTGATTGGATTCTAGAAGGTTGTAAGCGTTATGCCGCAAAGTATGAAAAGGGAATGTGTGAAGAACACATTAGGGATTATCTTGCACAAGCAATTCGTCAGAACTTTGTGGTTTCTTTTAACCTACGCTCTGTTCTTCACTTTATGGATTTGCGAGCAAAGATGGACGCACAACTAGAGATTCAAGCATTGTGTGAGCAGATTGCCCCTCACCTGGAGAGTTGGTCTCCAAATGTGTGGAAGTATTATGAGGAGAAGCGACTACATAGAGCAAGACTTTCTCCCTGAGGTTTTATGAAGAGTTGGTGTTTAAAAGATCATCTAACAGGACACATCTTTAAAGTTATTTTTACTGAAGATGATCTTCAAAAATACTTAAAAGATAATCCGGATATTCAAGAATGTATAGATTGTATTGAGTGTGATGATGCTCCTTCTATTACCATTGACTAAATATCCTTACACACTATGGAGGAATGAAGTTGGCAACGTACCCCGTCGTTAATAAATCCACAGGTGAACAAAAAGAAATAGTTCTTAGTGTTCATGAATGGGATAAATGGAAAAAAGACAATCCAGAGTGGGAAAGAGATTGGTCAGACCCAAGTACCTGTCCTGCATCTGGTGAAATTGGTGAAGTCTATGATAGACTGAAAAAGTCTCATCCGGGATGGAATGATGTCCTTACAAATGTTAGTAAGGCTCCAGGATCAAAAGTAAAACCAGTTTAAATTAAAATACATGGCAAGAAGAAGAAGGACAGATGATCAACCAATTGGTGTTGGTATGACCGCTAAACAAATGAAGCGTAAAAAACCAATTGGTTCTGAGTTGATGAGAGAGATTGAACCTCTCACGGACAATCAAAAACTTTTGTATAAATCATATGAAAAAAATCAACATATCGTTGCTTATGGATGTGCTGGAACGGGCAAAACTTTCATCACTCTTTATAATGCTCTTCAAGATGTTTTAGATGAAAGAAGTCCTTACGAAAAAATCTATATTGTAAGGTCTCTTGTTGCTACTCGTGAAATTGGATTCCTCCCTGGAGACCACGAAGATAAGTCATCTCTTTATCAAATTCCTTATAAGAATATGGTAAAGTACATGTTCCAAATGCCAGATGATGCATCTTTTGAAATGCTCTATGGAAACCTCAAAACTCAAGGTACAATTAGTTTTTGGAGTACTTCTTTTATTCGCGGAACTACTCTGGACAATTCAATCATTATCGTAGATGAATTCCAAAACCTGAACTATCATGAACTTGATAGTATCATTACTCGTGTAGGAGAGAATAGTAAAATTATGTTCTGTGGTGATGCTACTCAATCTGACCTTGTTAAGACCAATGAAAAGAATGGAATCGTTGATTTTATGAAGGTTCTTCGTATTATGCCTTCAATTGACATCATTGAATTTGGTGTTGATGATATTGTTCGCTCCGGATTTGTGAAGGAATATATTCTTGCCAAAATGGAAGTGGGTGTATGACATTTATTCATCATAATTTTTTAGGTGATATTGAACTAGAATGTAAAACAAAAGAAAGCATCCGTCTCTATAATCTACCAAGTGGAGATTGGGTGCCTTCTATCACTTCAGTCACTTCTTTTTATAATCGTCAAATCTTTATTGACTGGAGAAAACGTGTAGGACTTGAAGAAGCAAATCGTATTACAAAGAAAGCAACAGCAAGAGGAACTGATTTTCACCAAGTCTGTCAGGATTATTTGGAAAATAAAGAACTTGTTTGGGATGATTATCAGATCCTGACAAAACATATGTTCCATCATGCAAAACCTTATCTTGATAAAATAAATAATATTCATGCAATTGAAAGAACGCTTTATTCGGAATATCTTGGACTTGCTGGAAGAGTCGATTGCATTGCGGAATATGAAGGCGAGTTGGCTGTAATAGACTTTAAAACATCGGATAAAATTAAACCTGAAAAATGGATTGAGAATTACTTCGTCCAAGAAACTTTCTATGCTGCGGCATATTATGAACTGACTGGACAAGTTGTTAAAAAACTCATCACGCTAATGGTTACCCCTGGTGGGGAAGTTAAAGTGTTTGACAAAAGAAATAAAGGGGACTATATTAAACTTCTAGTTCGATACATTAAAGAATTTGTACATCACAATACTGGGTCAAATGGAGAATGAGTTAGAGAAAGCACTAGAAAGTAAGTTTTTCTGTCCATCAAGGTTTGCACAAGAAATTGAAAATCTTGTGCAAGTTAATATCGAAATGAATTATATTGATGCTATTATTCATTTTTGTGAACATAATAATATTGATTTGGAATCAGTTCCAAAACTTATCTCTAAACCTTTGAAGGAAAAAATTAAGTACGAAGCAATGGAACTTAATTTTCTTAAAAAAACTTCCCGTGCAAAATTGGTTTTTTAATCCATTTTTGGTCGAAAAAAATTCCGGCAAAAAAATCCCCATATTACTTTTTTGATGATGCCATTCGATGCCTATCGTGAATACCTTGCTCTAAAAAATCACTTTACAAAAGATAGTTATGACTATCATAAGTACTGTGGAAAAAGTAGAGCAACAGTACAATCTTTCTACAAAAGGAAAGATCGGTTTTGGTTTGAAAAGATTGCAAGGCAAAAATCAGATAAAGAAATAGTTGATTTTTTTGTTGCTAATTTTGTATCATGCTCTGATCCAGAGACACTTTGGATTGGTGAAATGATAAAGGAAGGTGAAGATAGATATAAAGATTGGCAGAAAAAAATTCAATCACTTTCTTATATTTTTAAAGAAGAAAGTCAATCTTTATTCGAAGAAAATAAATTTGAAGATGTCTTTAAGTGTTCAAAAGGACATCCAGTTCTACTTAAAAATTTTCTAAGTGGAAAAATATCATTGGAAACAATGGTGCTTTTTGATAAAATCTTTTCATACTCAAAGAATTTTGATAAAAAACTTAAAGACCCTGTATGGGAAACTGTTAGTCGTAGAGTTAGAAAGTACTCACCATTTATAAATACTGACATCTTTCGCTATCGTAAAATTTTGAAAGATCTTATTTTGGAGGATCAATGAGTTTTTTTAGATCTGAAGTTGTCCGTGCAGAGATGACTGAAATTGCTGAACTTCAAGAACAAATTTATGGAAATATTTTTAAGTTTCCAACAATGTCTAAACAAGAAAAACTTGAGCATGTTGAAGTTCTTGAAACTCTTCTAGATAAGCAAAAAGTTCTTTACACAAGAATGAGTTTGTCGGATGATCCAGAGGCAAAAGAAATGAAAGAAAGGATTGTAAATTCTGCGATTATGATGGGGATGCCCTCTGGGACGGATATGAATATCATTCTCAACAATATGTCAAAAATGCTGGATCTGATGAAAGAGCAGATTGACAAAACGGGGTCAGACCTGTAGAATAAAGTGGGCTGAACGATCCCTTAAGCAAAGTTACAAAGGCCAAATACAATTAACAAAGGTAATCAAATGTCATTTGAATCTCTTAAAAAGCAATCTTCTCTTGGATCTCTGACACAGAAACTTGTGAAGGAAGTTGAAAAAATGAGCACCCCTGGTGTGGGTGGTGCTGATGAACGTCTATGGAAACCCGAAATGGGAAAGGACGGAGTAGGATCTGCAGTAATTCGTTTCCTTCCTGCACCCGATGGCGAAGAACTTCCTTGGGCAAAGATGTACTCGCACGCTTTCCAAGGTCCTGGTGGATGGTATATTGAAAACTCTTTGACCACTATCGGACAAAAAGATCCTCTTGGGGAACATAATCGCGAACTTTGGAATACTGGTTCTGAGACCAATAAAGAAATTGTTCGAAAGCAAAAACGTAAGCTTAACTATTACAGTAATATTTACGTTGTAAAGGATCCTGCAAATCCTCAGAATGAAGGAAAAGTTTTTCTTTTCAAGTATGGTAAGAAAATCTTTGATAAGATTATGGAAGCAATGCAACCTGAGTTTGAGGATGAAGAACCCATCAATCCTTTTGACTTCTGGGCAGGTGCTAATTTCAAACTCAAAATCGTAAAGAAAGA